GAAAGTTCGTGTAATGCACGCAAATTTACCAAGTTGGTTAAAACAAAAATGTGTTGAGGATAACAAGTTAAGTTTAAGATACAAGAATGGTTCTCAAATAAAAGCTGTATCAAGTGGAGAAGATAGTGGTCGTTCAGAAGCGTTATCTTTATTGATACTTGATGAAGCTGCGTTTATTGATAGGATTGATAGTATATGGGCAGCTGCCTCACAGACGTTATCAACTGGTGGACAATGTATAGCACTTTCCACACCAAATGGTGTTGGAAATTGGTTTCATAGGACTTGGATGGATGCTGAAGACCATTTAAATGATTTTAACTTTATAAAACTTCATTGGACTGTTCATCCTGAGAGAGGACAAGAGTGGAGAGATGAACAAGATAAATTATTAGGTCCTTCTCTTGCAGCTCAAGAATGTGATTGTGACTTTATTACTTCTGGTCAATCAGTAGTAGATGGTGTAATCTTAGAAGAGTACAGAAATACACAAGTTAAAGAACCAATAGAGAAACGTGGTATTGATTCAAATGTTTGGGTATGGGAGCCACCAAATTATACAAAAGATTATGTGGTATGTGCTGACGTTAGTAGGGGTGATTCAACAGACTATTCTGCATTTCATATTTTAGATGTAGAAAGTTTAGAACAAGTAGCTGAATATAAAGGTAGAATGTCTACTAGAGATTATGGTAATCTTTTAGTTAATATGGCAACCGAATATAATAATGCATTACTTGTTATTGAGAATAACAATATTGGTTGGGCTACAATCCAACAAGTGATTGATAGGGAATATGAAAACCTATTTTATATGAGTAAAGATTTACAAGTGGTAGATGTTCACAGACAAATTAATAATAAAATTAATAGGGCTGAAAAACAACTTATACCAGGATTCACACTAACTTCTAAAACAAGACCATTAGTTGTTTCTAAGTTAGAAGAATTTTTTAGAGAAAAATTAGTAACAGTTCATTCACAAAGATTAATAGATGAATTGTTTGTATTTATATACAATGGTAGTAGGGCAGAGGCGATGAGTGGATACAACGATGACTTGGTAATGTCTTACGCTATGGGATTATGGATACGAGAAACAGCTCTTAGATTACGATCTGAGGGAATAGAACTACAGAAAAAAACAATGAGTGGTATAACATCAAATCAAGGTGTTTATACCCCAAAAAATAACCAAAATGAGTCTTGGACTATGGATGTAGGTAAAGAACAAGAATCATTAGAGTGGTTAATTTAATAAAAGAGGTATAAGATGGCTGATACAAGCTTATTTAGTAGATTACAACGATTATTTAGTACAAATGTAATTGTACGGAATGTCGGAGGAAAGCGTTTAAAAGTCGCTGATACAAGCCGTACACAATCAATATCAAAAACCAATCTAGTTGATAGATATCAAAAAATATTCACAGGTGCTGGTTTAAGTGGTTATTCTGATTCATTATTATCTAAGTCAATGAGGTTAAACTTATTTAAAGATTATGAATCTATGGATACTGATGCTATACTTTCATCAGCTCTAGACATATATGCAGATGAATCTACTATGAAGTCAGAGTATGGTGATGTTTTAGAAATAAAAACTGATAATAGTCAAGTTAAAGAAATATTACACAACCTATTTTACGATATACTAAATATAGAATTTAATTTATGGCCGTGGGTTCGTAATATGTGTAAGTATGGTGACTTCTTTTTAAAATTAGAAATTAATGAAAAATATGGTGTTACTAACGTAGTACCACTTTCAGTTTATGATGTTTCAAGGATGGAAGGATTAGACCCTGAAAATCCAGAGTATGTTAAATTTTTAATTGAATCAACAACAAATGAACATAGATATAAATCAGAAACATCTGCTACAAGAGAAGAGTTAGAGAACTATGAAGTAGCTCACTTCAGATTACTTTCTGATTCTAATTACCTTCCTTATGGTAAATCACAAATTGAAGGTGCTCGTAAGATTTATAAACAATTAACTCTTATGGAAGATGCTATGTTAATACATCGTATTATGAGAGCACCAGAAAAGAGAATATTTAAATTAGACATTGGTAATATTCCACCCGCCGAAGTTGACAACTATATGCAACAAGTTATTAACAAAATGAAAAAAGCACCAGTAGTTGATGAAGCCACAGGTGATTATAACTTAAAGTATAATATGCAAAACATAACTGAAGATTTTTTCTTACCAGTTAGAGGTGGTGATAGTGGAACTGGTATAGACTCACTTCCAGGTTTAACGTATGAAGCTACAGAAGACATTGAATACTTAAAAAATAAATTACTATCAGCTTTAAGAATTCCTAAAGCGTTCTTGGGATTTGATGAATCTGTTGGTTCAAAAGCTACTTTAGCTGCTGAAGATGTAAGGTTTGCAAGAACTATCGAAAGAATACAAAGAATAACTCTTTCAGAATTAACTAAGATTGCTATTGTTCACTTATACGCACAAGGGTATACGGATGCAGATTTAGTTAACTTTGAATTAGATTTAACCAACCCATCTACAATTTACGAACAGGAAAAAATTGAATTGTGGAATAATAAAACAAGTTTAGCTAAAGAAATGGTATCAGATGGATTAGTTTCTTCAGAATGGATTTATAAAAATATATTTAAATTTACGGATGACGAAGTTAAAGATGTAAATGATGAAATTATAGAAGATTATAAACAAAAATTTAGACGATCTCAGATTGAGAGCGAAGGTAATGACCCACAATCAAGTGGAGATTCAATTGGTACACCAAGTGATATGACAGCTGCAAAAGTTACAAAAGGTGAAGATGAATTGGGAGATGATGGTGTAGCAGGTTCAGTATTTGATGATGAGGGTGGTTCAACTGAGGGTGGATTTGAAGGTGCAGGTCGTCCTAAAGAAGCGAATAAATATGGAAAAGATGGTAGTGCGAGAGGTAGAGACCCACTTGGAGCTCACGATATGAAAAAAGGTGGAAGTGGATCTCCTAAGTATGGTAGACCATTAGCACTCTCACATTTTGATAAACTAAAGAAATCAATGAAATTTGGTAAAACTGATATAAAGATTATATCAGAAACATCTGAACTTGAAGAGGAGTATAACAATGAGTTAACTTCTTTAACTAAAGATACATCAAATGACTAATTATTGTGTAACTTTATATTTATTTATGAGTAAATATAATTAAATATTGGAGTATTTTGTAATGACTCGGAAATTAAAACATTCTAAGATAAAGAATACTAGTATTCTTTTTGAACTATTAACAAGACAGATAACGGCAGACGTATTAGCGGGAAAAAGTACAAAATCAGTTAAAATTGTAAAAAAATATTTTAACGAAGACGCAGAATTGGGTAAAGAGCTCCAATTATACCGTTTATTATCAGAAAAACATTATGAATCTGAAAATAGAGCTAGTGATTTACTTAATATGGTGTTAAAATCAAGAAATAAGCTAAGTAATTCAAAATTACGTAATGAAAAATATAACTTAATTAAAGAAATTAAAGAAAACTATAACTCTGAAGATTTTTTTAATGGTCGTATCTCCAATTACAAACTTTTGGCTTCCATATATAACGTATTTCAAGCAGAAACTATAGATGAAACGTTTAATCCAGAACAGACTATAAATGCTAAGTTTACTGTCTTAGAGCATATTACAAGTAAAAAAATTAGTTCAGAAGAAGCTAAATCACAAGTATTAAGAGAATATAACAAATCAGATAAAGATTTAAGACTGCTTGCATATAAGATACTTGTTGATAAGTTTAATAAAAAATATAAGACACTTAATGAATCTCAAAGAAACTTACTTAAACATTACATTAATAATGTTAGTAACACAAATTCGTTAAAAGAGTTTGTTGATGTTGAATCATCTAAGATTAAAAAAGAATTAAAAAAACACTTACCAAAGGTTAATGATACCATTACTAAAATAAAATTAACAGAAGCTGTTAATCAAATGGATAACATAACAAAGGGTAAAATAGTTAACGAAAAACAGGTTCTAACACTAATGAGATATTATGAATTAGTTAAGGAGATTAAAAATGTCCACACCTCTTAAAAAATTAGAAGCTCTGATAAGAGAGTTAATTAAAAAAGAAGTAGAAGAAGCTTCAGTTACTGGCAACCTTGACGGTGGTGAAGGGCCTCCACAAACACCTTATGCATTTTATAAAAAACCAAAATCTAAAAAAGACAAAGAAAAGGAAAAAGCTATTACAACAGCTGGTGGGTATATGAAAGTTAAAGAAGCAAAATTTCACGTAAAAACTGAAATGGGTAGTATTATAGTTGATGCTAGTGGTAAGGGTGAAGCTATGATGAAAGTAGCTAAAGCACTTAAAGGTGGTCGTAAAGGAATCGTAAGTGTAAACAGAGTCGGTGCTTCTAAAGCAAAACAAGTTGATAAGAAACTTGAAAATGTAGATGAAATGATAAAACTATTTCAAAACACAGCAATCAAAAAGGCTATAGGTATAGCTAAAAAAATGAAAGGTAATATGACGGGAGCTGTTAAGAAAATTGAAAAAATAAACAGAGGATTATCAGACCACTTCCAAGTTAAAGCGGCTCTTAAAAAAGCAAACGAATCTATAAATGAAGGTAAATACCACGATTACAGAAATGACGAGTCTCTAACACCTAAACAAAAAATTGGTTACTCGATGAGAGAAGTTCGAGATAAATTAACTGAGTTAGATAAAATTGTTAAAATGAATGTGAGATTTAAAAATGAAGTGGGAGTTGATTCTACTTCCTATTGGAAAAATACTCACAACGCAATGAAAAAAATTAGTGAAAGGTTAGTAAAACTAGCAAATAAAGTCGGTCAACTTTACTAATCTAATAATGAAACCATCTTGGGATAAAGATGGACTTAATTTTTTAGGAAGATTATTAGG